CACAGATTAAATCTAGGACTTGTAAATAAAGCCGAATTAATGGTAGAATATAATAAAGACTTGACTTTAGATGAGGCGAATGCTAAATTAAAAGAGAACAAAGCACAAATGGAGCCTGTAAAAGAAGAACCTGTAGAGGTGGAGTCTGAAGATGATAAAAATCAAGTATAATATAGATTTTAGCAAAGCTATAAAAGAATTTGAACAAGAAAAATTATCAAAAACTTTAAATGATGGCGTTGCTGATAAATTTGCTAAAAATTCGTTTAAATTTATAAAATCAGGTAAAGTACAACCTGAATTAGACCCTAAAAACCCTAGAGGTCAAAATGCTCCACCATTATTTGATACAGGCAGATTAGCAAGTAGTTTAAAAGGAACATCACAAGGTATTACTGGTGTTAGTTATGCTAAAAAACATTATCAAGAAGGTGGATACACTTGGCGAAAAGAAGTTATAATAAGAGGTAAAAGAAAAACTTTAAATTTAGAAGTACCACAAAGAAAGTTTATAACTGCTGATTATCCAAGTGAAAAATCAGCTAATAATAAAATTTACAAGGAATTTGAGAAAAAATTCATTAAGTTACTAAACAAACTGATAAGGAAAAAAAGATGAAGAAATCAGAACGTGAATTAATGGAAATACTCCTTAAAAATGTAATCAATATGCACGAGAAATTAAACATAATGATTGATTTTATGGCTCAAGAAATGAATGAAGAAGAATATAGTAAACAATTCTACAAAGAAGAAGATAAGTTAGTAGATATAGACAAAAATACTTATGAAACAATGTGCGATTTAATGGGAACTGGACACATCCCTTTTATGGGGATAGCGTAATGGAGAATAATGGATATTTTACAAGTATTGGAACAATTTGGAATACCAGTAGCGATGTCAATAGCGTTCGGATTTTTTATATGGAAACAGAACAGATTCATACAACAAACTCTGATGCAAGAGTTAGACCAAGACTTCAAGAGGTTGGAAGGTATTATTATTAAGCTGATTGATCAGCAAAAACTGGTACAAATGGAAGTAAAAAAATTTCACGGAATATACAAATCACTAATAGAGATATACGCAAGAAAAGACGAAAATACTGACAAAATTATGAGAATAATGGAGAAAGAAAGAAATGAATAAGATTAAAAAAGTGCGTATAGAAACACCTATGGGTACTATTGAAAGTGATTCAGGTAATCATTTAGTGGATGTAGGTACTGTAGTATTATTAACTTTTGTTTTATATTTAGTTATAAGATTTATAAAAAGACGCTAACCTTCTTCTGCCCTTACAATAGATTCTTCCCACTCTTTTCTTTGACCTTTAGTAGGCTTTCTAGCAGGTAATGGTGGTATTCCAACAGCTTCTGCTCTTTTCTTCCATCTATACCACTCTCTACGCTGCTGGTTACGTTTAGGGGAAGTATTTTTACGTCTATCCTTATCAATCTCTTTTTTTAAGGCAATCTTTTCCTCTTTAACCGTTTTTTGAGGTTTTCTCTCAGGTAAGTCCTCAGGAATAACCACATCTTCAAATACCTCTATAACTTCGGCGTCTTGTGCATCCTCAGCCTTTAAAAACTTCTCAAAAGGACTATCAATAGTAATATTTACATTCTTAACCAATTTACCACTATGTTCTAGTACCAACCTAGCAGCTTGTACATTACCGTGTTTAGCTTCTCTAACCATAGCATTAATAACAGCAGGTAACTGACTTCCAAACTCAGTCATATACCTTTCATAAATCTTATCTATAAACATTGGGTCTTGTCGCCATTTAGCAACACATATATCAGATACTCCAACCTTAGCAGCAACTTCCTTAATCGTAATAGAAGGATTTAGTGCGAAAAGCTCTATTGCGAGGACTTTGTGGGGTTTTCTCTGTGCAAGTGTTGTTTCCATAGTACATAATGTAGTACTTATGGTACTTTTATCCAATTATTTTTTTGTTTTTGGATTTTGGTAGTAAACTTTCACATTTTTTGTGGTAGGGGTTCCGCAAAGCAGGGTGTGTTACCTATCCCCCTCCCTCCCACAAGCAAAAAAACCTTTTTTATTGATATATATGCCTAATTTTTTAAAATATTGCCTAAAATGGTAGATATTAGAGCCATAGAGCGAGGTTAGAAGGCCATCACAATCACATTAATTTGATTTAGAGATAAATATATAAATATTTTTAGTTGTTCAAGATATACCAAACCAAACCCCAAACCCAAACCAATTACAATACAATCTTTTGTTGTGTCTTACTATGTGTAAGAAGTATCATTAACGGCACGATATTGCGCCGAAATACTACACTTTAACCACAAATACGATACCAATACAAAAAAAACTTCTCCTCGTGAAACATACATTTTTTTAACATTAATGAAAATAATCCATTGCATATTGGTAAAGTTTTAGTAGTTTACATCATAATCATTAATTGATTATATAGTTTTTTGAAATATGTTTTAGTTTGTGAGAGAGATTAATGACAGGTTAGCCGAACGGCTACCGACGGAAGAAACTCAAAAAGACAATAAGGCACCACCCAAAGCGAAACACCGAGAAGCCTTCCGAGAAACACTATAGAGAATGAATGGGACAAAGACGATAGACAAATCAAGACTGAAACACAAGAAACAAATTGAGGGTTAAGTAAGCGAGTATTCGTATATAAAGAATAAGGGGTTATTCGGTAACAGGTTTAAACACCGGCGACATTCGGCGAAACAAGACCTTTTCTCTCCTGTAGCATTATGCTACTGATTGCAATAAATTGCACCCAATTCAACTGATGAACGAACGTGACGAACTCGGCGATAGTATTATTATAATACTTGGGGTTATGGGTTAAGAAACCGAAACAAGCCCTTGCTATATCTTAGGATATGGCGAGGGTGTCAAGTTTTGAATTTAACTAACAAGGAGAAAAAAATGAAAATTACACTAAATTTTTACGGATTTGAAAGAGCATTCCAAAGATACGGAAGAAGCGACCATTTTTCTTATGAGGGCTTACAAGTGTTATTTGAATGGTTAGAAGATTTAGAAGATAGTCAAGGAAAAGAGCAAGAGTTAGATGTTATTGGACTTTGTTGCGATTTTTCTGAATATGACAATTTAAAAGAGTTTCAAAATGATTACGGAAAAGATTACGAGTGTATCGAAGATATTGAAAGCGATACAATAGTAATACCAATAAATGACGAATCATTTATAATACAACAATTTTAAATAAAAAGAGGTGGCTCTCTATAAAAAGTGTCTTGAATTAAAATGGAGAAAAAATGAAATTATTATTATTATTGGAATTATTTTTAGTTATTATTGGTGGTATTGGTTTAATTGGCTTGTTTTCATACGGATTTTTAAAACTTTTAATATTATATACTGAAATATAATTTCTTGTTAAGAGTGGCTCTCTATAATCGCCGTCTTGAATTTAACAAGGAGAAAAAAATGAAAGTAGATTTAACAAAACTATCAAAAATGAATAGATACAAAGAAAATTTGCTGGTATCTGATGACGCTATATTTAGTTATTTGACTAACGTCGCAACATTAGACCACTTTAACGAGCAGATACACGTCTGGGAATGGTTTTCAGTTACTACAAGTAAACATATAAATTATGTTGCTAAACAATATGATTATGAAGTAATAAAACATTACGAATAATTATAAAGGGAGGTTTTTCCTCCCGTTTTGAATTTAACAAGGAGAAAAAATGAAAAGAACATATAAAGGCTATCAAGATAAAATTAAACAACAAAAAATAGTTATTGAGGGCTTAGAAAGTATAATTGATAATTATAGGGATTATATATATTTAGGAACTAAAGCCCAAATGCAAAAGCATACAACAAATAAATTTCTTGAATTAGAAAAAAAATATGAAGCATATCATAGATTAGATAATTATGAAAAGCATATCTTATTCCAAACAAATAAAGAAAGAGAGTAACCAAAGGGAGCAACTGCTCCCTGTTTTGAATTTAAATGGAGAATAAATGAAAAAATTAATATATGCGAAAACTCGCATAGGTGGACACGAAAAACATTTAGCCGATGTTAGTTATAAACCAGTTAGTTATTTTTGGTATAATCTATTATATTTCGGCTCATTATTATCAATCTATATATTAATATTGTTATCAGTATTATTATATTCATAAGCAATTAATTTTCGCTTCAACTACCTCTTTTGAGCCGATTATATTTCGGCTCAGTCTTGAATTAATAAAGGAGAATAAATGAATATTAAACAAGAGATACAAGTAATGGCTTTGGAAGATTTATATTTAGAGGCATTAACTGAAAATAAATTAAATGATTATCCAGAAAATTATTTTACTAACAAAAAATTAAAAGTTTTGGGTAATCCAAATTATCAAGCATTTACTGATAATGAAATGAAAGAATTATTTAATAAATATTTAAATTAATTCCTTGTTAAGTGGTGGCTCACTATAAACTGCGTCTTGAATTTTAAACAAAAGGAGAATAAAATGAATCTTATAGACAGAATAAATAATAAAAATCTTAAAAACATTGCAAAAACTTTAAGCGATAATTGTTATAATCCTGATTGGAAAAATAATGATAGTAGTGGCGATTGGTATTTAGGTATTCACGACGAATGGCTTGGTAGTGATTACGGCACAAAGTGTTGTGAGGCTATTATTATACCAGACCATAACGGATTTAGTGATGAGGTTATGCGTTGTTTTTTAGATGAATGTGATAAAGGTAAAGATATTGATTATGAAAATAATAATTACGGCAGTAAAGTTATTTTCGTAAAACCTAAATATAATAATCTTTCAGAAGATTATTTAAAATTTCTTTACGGCGAAGAATAATAATAAGAGGTGGCTCTCTATAAACTGCGTCTTGAATTAAGTAAAGGAGAATAAATTGTGATACTTGGTGTGAGCAGAAAGTTGAAAGTATCTTTTAGTTATACATAAAAAAAGAGTAAAACCATTATGACTTTCTTGAAATTGATATATAGGCTACAAGAGTATCACAAGTTTTGAATTAACTTAGGAGAAAGAATGGTAAAAATAAAAGTAGATAAAACTATAAATAACGATAATACAAATATTGTGCATTTGATTCTAACATTTCAAGACAATCGTCACAATCCACGACAATTTCAATTACAAGCAAATTGTATGGCTATTCGTGTAAATGGTAGTAACCATATTGACGACATTCAATTTTTAGTGGAAGAATTAGCAAAAAATGGTTTAGAAGCCAAAATTTGTCTGTTTGCTAAAGAAGTTATGTCTGCACAACAACTAATTGATAATGATAAGTTATTAGTTGGAAAAAAATGTGCTCCTAAAAAAGCACCTGCTAAAATGAAAGCGGTATAATAAAAGGGGGGTTTCCCCCCTGTTTTGAATTAATAAAGGAGAAAGAATGGATAACTTTGGAACAATCTTAAGAGTATATATGCTTATTATATCTCATATTATATTTAGCACTATAATATTGACGGCTATATTTTGGGCTATATTTATATTAAGACTAACTATTACATTTATTTTAAATTAACTAAAAAGGGGTAAAAATGAATAATTATAAATACGATAATAATAGAGATTTATTAAAATTCTTGCTTGATGTATGTCAAACTAATGAAAATGTAGATTGGAACGAAGCAGAAAATAAAGCAAATAAAGAATTTAAAGATATTAAAGAGATTATATTTAATCATCTTTATAACTAACTAAAAAGGAAAGGGTAAAATGAAAAAATATAGAGTATATCAAACAATTTCAATTTTTGTAGAAGCAGAAAATGAAGTTGAAGCAGTAGAAAAAGTAAGAAGCGACGAAAATACATATTTAGGTTGGGATAAGTGGAATACTGAAAAATGTGATAGTATTATAGACTTTTATCCACCATTAACTAAAAAGGAATAATAAAATGAAAAAATATTTTGTATCAATAATAGAAACAATAAACTATAATTATAAAATTGAAGCAAAAAATAGAAAAGAAGCAGAAAATATTGCTTTTGAAAGAATGACAAGTGGAGAAGGTTTTTTAGATAAAGACTTTATAATAAATGTAGAAAATGTTAATAACTAATAGAAAAGGAATAAAATGAAAAAAGATAAAGCAATATTTATAATAGAGGGTAAAATAACTGAAAATATGCACTATGAACTATCTAAAAAAATAGATGAGGCTGCTAATAGTTTTGGTTTAGAATCATATTTAGATGATGTTTGTAAGCATAATAACACTATAACTAATGAATGTTCAGATTGTAATGATGATGAATTATATGATTTACTTTTAAAACCAATATTAAATAGTATAAGAAATTCTTATATTGGTGGAGCAAATAATAATTTAACTGATTTAATTTATGATATTCACGAAGGCGAAGCAGATTTAACTGATGAATTGGTTGAAAAAATAGAACAAGATATATTAAGGAGGTTAAGTCTATGAGAGATATTATAAATACTTGGACTTATGTTCATTTTGAAAAAGAAAATACAGAAAAGTATATTAATGAGTTTATAAAAGAAAATACCGATTGGAATAATGTTAATAATGTTGATGTTATATCTGATACTATAACTTGGCAATATACAGATGAACACGGAAAGAAAGTAACAAAAACTAAATCAGAAAGTTATAATAAATATAGAGTATTATTTAATAGAGAAATTATAACTAACACTAAATCAATCCTTGAAGAATATATTAAAGAAGATTGGTTTATATAATAACTTATAATATGACCTATGATGAATGTTTGAATGCAAGAATCCTAAGCCCTAGAAATTATAATCTGGGGTTGATTCTCGCTATGACCTACGAAGTTATGCCGTCATACAAGTTTAGATATTTTATAAAGACAGGTCTATCTAATTTCAATCCTAACCTTGAGAATTTGTCTGCCCTTCTGGTGTTCTCATTATTATATTTAGTCCCAGAAGTCTTTAACCAACTGACTAAATAAGGATTGTAATATAAACAAACATTATAATTATAAACAAACTATTTCTTATAATTATAAATAAATAAAATAAATGTTGCATAAATGAAATATCCATTATAGATTTATGCAAAGAATATATGGAGATTATAAATGAATAACATAAAAAAAATTATAAAAGAAAAGAGAATACGACAGACTGAAATATGTGAGGCTCTTGACATTAATGAAAGCGTTTTATCTTTGATTATAAGTGGAAAGAGAAAGCCAAACCAAGAAAGGCTTAGAGCCTTAGCTAAATATTTAAAAGTCAGTATAAAAGACTTATATCCAAATGTAGAAGTAAAAAGAATAAACTATTATTATATATAGAAAGGGAAAAGAATGAAAATTAATGAAACTTGTAATGACTCACATTTAGTAGATATTATATTAAGTGTTGAAGATATAAAAAGAATACAAAATGGCGAAGTTGTTTATGTGGAATGTGTAAAAGATGAAACTGAAATATTTATAAAAATGGAAGGATAAAGAATGAAAATGCAAGAAATATGGAATAAATTATCTGCAATAGATGTTAATAAACACACAGAAAAAAAAGGTCAATTTACTTATTTGCCTTGGAATTTCTGTATATCTACTCTAATGGAACATTATCCAGATGTAAACTATGATTTCTTACATTATACTGATAGTAATGGTATGGTAAGAGATTATATTATTGCTCCAGATGGCTCGTGTTCTGTTGAGTGTATAGTTACTATAAATAAGATAACTAAAAAAATGTGGTTAGCAGTAACCGATTTTAATAATCGCCCAATTAAAAATCCAAGTTGTGTAGATATAGCCAATACTAAAATGAGATGTTTAACTAAATGTATATCTACTGGTTTTGGTTTAGGCTTTTATATTTATAAAGGCGAAGGTGTGCCGTCTGAAGAATTTTACACTGAAGAACAAACTGGAGAGTTCGCCAAACTGATAGAACACGAATGTTTTAAAGGTAAAAAGAAAGCAGTTAAAGATGAATTGCGAAAATCTACATCTAAATCTCACTACCAAAAAGTCCTTAATATGATGAAACAAAGGATAGAAGAATTTGAGGACAAAACAGAAGGTATTCATCAAGAAATAGATAATCAACTGAAAAGGAAAATCTAATGTATGATTGGATGATAAAACATAAAAAAGAATGTAACCTTGATGAAGACACTTGTGAACAATGTTATCATATAGGCGAGTCATTATGGTCTTTAACAGAAGCACAAGAGTATATAGAAGCAAAGAAAAATCAACCTAAACCTGCTAAACCTAAACAAGAACTTAAATGGAATTATAAATTAGGGAGGTATATGTAAATGAACAAAGAATCGATAATAAACCTAATTAAAAACGAATGTAACGATTTCGCAGCCAAAGTTATGGACATTTATAAAGATTATGGTATAATGATAGAGTTTAGTGTTTATGATGAAGATGAGAGATTTCAAGATGCTATGAAAGATGAGAAAAATGAATCTAAATAGTCTTGACGGAATAGTAGAAGAACTTGATTATCATCTGCTTTGGTATAAATGGATGACTAAAATATGTCCTACACCAAAAGAAATGGCAGATTATGATAAACTTGATAAAAAAGAACAAATCAATTACTTAAAGGAGAAAGTAAATGGAAAATAAAGATATGACAGGTGTATTGTTTATGGTGGAAGATAGAGCCTCAGATAAACACCCTAATCTTACTGGTAATGTACTTATAAAAGGCGAGAAGTATTATATCTCGGCTTGGACTAATACTGCTAAAGAAAGTGGTAAAAAGTATATTAGACTTATACTAAATGAAGAACAAAAACAAACCAAAACGGATAACGATTTGCCGTTTTAAGAAAAGGAGTAAAGAATGAGTAAATATGATAAAGAAAAAGAATGGCATTTTAGATTCAGAGGAGAGAGTCTTGGTGTTATGGATGAAACTTTAGAAGGAGCTTATGGATATTTTTATAGCACATATAAAGGTGTTACAGAAGCCGAGTTAGATGATGCTTATGAAAGGGGGAATGAATAATGGTAAGAACTACATCAATAATTGCTTATAATGACTTAAAATCAAGTGGTAAGCAGCCTACTCAAAAACAAATCATCTTAAATACTTTAAGGGATAATAAGGAAGATATGAGTTTACAAGAGATTTGTGATAGAACTAACTTTCAAATAAATGCAGTAAGTGGGAGAGTTAATGACTTAAAGAAAGCAAACCAAGTTGTTGAAGCTCCTGCTCGCAAATGCACTATAACTCGTAAAACAATAACTCCTGTTAGAGCATTACGATTCTAATGGAGATAGCAATCAGAGAAAAGGGTAAAGTTAGGTGGGTTAAAGTACACAAGTCAGTAATAAGCACATTGATAAAAGGAACTAAGGCAACTGCTTTACCTCTTTCTTCTGATATAGATTTTGATAAATGGTGGGATTTATACGGAAAAAAGACGACTAAAAGACAAAGTTTACAATACTGGAAGAAACATATTACAAAAGATTTAATATCAAAGATTATGAGCCATACAAAACATTATATTAAAGATAGGGATAAGGTATATAGGCTTGACCCAATCAGATACCTCAAAAGAGCCACTTGGGAAGATGAGGTTATATCTGATAGTAAAGAATATGAAAATTATAAATTAGATACAAGAGGAGCATCAAGGTTTGGTTATTGTTCAAAATGTGGAGATACTTATTTCGGAGGGATTAAGACTATCCACTTGGAAGAAACTAAATGTTGTAATGCTAAAATTCTAACAAAAAGAGGATAAAATGGAATTATATATTGATTCTGAAAAACTAAAGATAGCTATACAAGGATTACAGGCGATTATAGAAGAAGCAGTTGAAAATTCGCCTTCAAGAAATATAGCCGAAAAAACTTTAGACGAAATAAATAACTTATAGGGTAGGTAGTATAGCACACGAGTCTCGCACACTCATTCATCTCCCTCCTTAAGAGATGCCTACCCTCCACTTTAAAAAGGAGTAATATGAAAAGGAAATGCCCACGATGTAAAATGCCTAAAAATAAAGGGCAATGGGCAGATGGTGGTTGGACTAACACAACTTACTGCAAAGAATGTCAGAAATATTATAATAATATAAAAAGAAACAAAGCACAAGAAAAGATTATGAAAGCAACAAACAATGGTAAATGTTGGTGGGTATTACAAAGCATAAATGCTCAAAGGCACTTTAGGAAGGACGATTAATGAACAAAAGTAAGGCGAAAGGGAATAGATTTGAAAGAGAAATAGTAGATGCCGTTGAATTGCACGAAGTTAAATGTGTTCGTGCTTGGGGGAGCAACGGCAGAGCATTAGGTTGTCACGAAGAAGTAGATATTTTAATTGATGATGATATTAAGGTTCAGGCGAAAGTTAGAAAGGCTTTGCCGAAATGGATTAAACCCTCTGTAGAAGTAGATATACAAGTAATTAAAGAGGATAGAGGAAAGATTTATGTAGTACAAGAATTGAATGATTGGTTAGTTAATTTAAAGGAGAAAAAATGTTAATTTATAAAGCTACTAACATACAAAATAATAAAGTATATTTTTGTATTACCTCAAGAAAATTAAATGATGCAATTTCTATACAAAAATCTACAGCAAGAAAACAAGAAAAAAAAATGAAATTTAAAAATGCATATAAAAGCAAAAGCCCATTTCATAATGCATTAAATAAATATGGTGAACATAATTTTTATTATGAAATAATTGATAAAAATTTACACAAAAAAGATGCTTTTAAATTAAAAGAGAAACTTATAAAAGAATATAAAGCAAACAATCCAAAGTATGGTTATAATTGCACTACAGGTGGTTATTATTTTAAAAATAACAAAGAAACTATTGAAAAACAAAGCGAATCTAATAAAGGTAAAAAACTGCCTCAATATATGATAGATATGTTAAAACAAAGAGTAGGAGAAAAACATCCTTGTTATGGATATAAACATACTGAAGAAACAAAAAGAAAGATGAGTGAAGCACAAAAAAATTCAGATTATGTACAAACAGAAGAAATTAAGAAAAGAAAAAGCGAAACTATGAAGGCTCATTGGAAAAATCCAACAGAAAAAATGTTAAAAGACCTTTACAATAGAAAACATCAAATAGGCTCAAGAGATATAAGAGGACAAAAGAATCCTATGTATGGAAAGGGTATGAAAGGCAAAGATAATCCAATGTATGGTAAAAAAGGTAAATTACACCCATCATATGGAGTACCTCTATCAAAAGAGAGGTTTGAAAAGTTGCAAAAAGGTAGAGAGAAATATCAAGCAAAAATAAAGAAACAAAAATTAGAAAGAAAAATTTAAAAAAGAGATAGGTGGTAGGTTTTTATTCATTCTCCCTGCCTTTGGTACACCCCTTTCGTTACACTATCTCTTAAAATTGGAGAATTATGATTTATTTAGTTAATGCTGAAAATACAGATTTATACAAAATTGGTTACACATCTGTTGGTGCTGAAACTAGATTGAAAGCATTACAAACAGGAAGTCCACATAAACTTAAAATTATTAAACAAAGTGATGGTAGCATTTCAAAAGAAAAGTATATACAAAATTGGTTTTATTACAAAAAAACACGAGGCGAGTGGTTTCAGTTTAATGATGATGATGTTAAGAATGTTATTGATATGATGTTAGACAAAAAAAAGTATTTAACAGAAAGTAAAATTAAAACAAAGTTATTATCATTTAGAACAAGCATTAACAATGACCAATATTTAAGAAAATTAATGGAAAGTGATGAACGAAGTATGTCATTCATTATTTCTAAAATGATTGAATTTTTTAGGAAAAAAGGTATTGTTGATTTTAGAGAAATAAAGGAAATTATATGATTTCACACGAATTAGCACAGATTTGGAGGTTAAATGAAGGTTAAACACGAATTAGGATTTGTTTATATAACATCTGATGGTAAAAGATTTTTATCATATAAAGATGCCGTTAAACACGAAGAAACAATTCAACCTACTATAACTGAACAATGGTTGGATAGAATAAAAGGAGAATAGAATGGAAATTATATTTACAACATTATTAGCTACGATTGGTGTTTTTCTCATAGCAGGAATCATCATAGAATCAATAGAAAAGTATTTTGATATTAAAGAGAGGTTTAATAATGAAGGTTAATTGGGTTAATTTCTTTATATATTTAGGTATGATAATATTGGGAGCATTATTTTGGTGGTGGGTTATAAAATACCTATGTATAGTTATAGCTTGGTTAATGATGTGCCTATGAATACTAAGGATTATATTAAATACATAAAGTCTAAACATT